ATGTAACAAGTACATCAGCAACAACGCAGCCACTGCTGCAGATTCACAGCACCAATACGCACGAAGCTCAGGTTTCAATAAATAGCTGGTCAACGGGCACTGCCACAGGCGCTAATTTGTCTCTATGTAGGTCCGATAGTGGGACGGTCGGAACGCATACTGCTGTAGGAAGTACTGACGTACTGGGTGCCATCCGCTTCAGCGGTTCAGATGGCGATCAGTTTATTGAAGGCGCATCAATTGCGGCCTCCGCTGATGGTACTTGGGGCGACAATGACGGTCCAACAAAATTAGTGTTCTCCGTTACTGCTGATGGCTTGCCATCACCAACTGAACGTTTACGTATTGATTCTGCAGGTCAAATTGAAGCAGGTTCTCTTGGTACCGCTGCAGCACCTGTTTGGTCTTTCCTTGCTGACCCCAACACCGGCATCTACTCCCCCGGCGCAGACCAAGTAGCCATCTCGACTAATGGCACGGGGCGATTGTTTGTTGACAGTAGTGGCCTCTTAGGTCTGGGGACTAGTAGCCCTGCACCAGCAATCGGAAATGGAGCAACATTGCATTTGTATGGCGCGTCAACTACCAGTGAACTGCGGCTTCAACGAGGTAATGGTACTGACCTTAGCCTTCTTGCCGGATCAGCCACAGGCGGGGCTGCAATTAGTTTAAATAATAAGTTTTCTATATCCACTGACTCTAATTCCACTCAAGCGTTTACTGTTGACACCTCAGGCCGAGTGGGGATTGGCGTTACAAGCCCTGCCACAACTCTGGATGTCAATGGCGACGTAACCATCGCCGACAAGATTATCCACGGCGGCGACACTAATACTGCAATTCGATTCCCCGCTGCGGATACTGTTTCGGTTGAGACTGCTGGCAGTGAACGCGCCCGAATCGACAGCTCCGGCAGGTTGTTAGTTGGCACGTCCTCAGACTCTGGTGGCGCACTCCTGCAGGTAAACGGCAATCGAGTTAGAGTTGCCACGGCAAAAACACCTGCATCGGCATCTGATACTGGTACAACCGGAGAGATCTGTTGGGATGCCAATTACGTTTACGTTTGCACTGCCACGAACACATGGAAGCGCACCGCAATCAGCACATGGTGACGACATGCCCCGCGCTGCGTCAGTGCAACATCTGCAAAGAGCACAAACCGCAGACTGACTTCTACAAAGTCAAGCGGGCAAAGAAGGACATTCTGCGTTGCACGATGCCGCCGATGATGTTGAAGGCTGGGGGAATTATGCATCCAGTTATTTTCAGGAAAAACATGATCTTCCCGGCAACGTTGCTCGGATTCACGCTATGGCTGACGAAGCTCGCGCCTACCTTGCTGCTACCACTGAGCCTCAGATCAGTGAAGAAGAAAACGAGCGGCGATTCAGGGAATGCCTTCGTATTATTCAAAACACCACCCATGAAAACCTAGTGGAACTGATGGGAGAGGACTTCTTAGAAGAGTTTCGTCGCGCTTCCCAGCGCTAGTAATCACCTTCACTAGTCACCTTCTAATTTGACTCAAATTTGAAGTTGGCCAGTCCACGTCGCTAGGCGGGCAACCGGCCTACTCAACTGGTTGCACTCCTACTAACCTGCTACTGAACACGGTTTTTACCATGGCCACCACCTTTACGTGGGGTATCAACACCCTTGAACGCGAAACCGACGACGGCTTCGTGTTTACGGCCCACTACACCGTCAATGCCTCAGATGAGGCATATTCCTCTGGCGCATATGGCAGCATCGGCTTTCAGCGCCCCGACAACCTGATCCCGTACAACCAACTCGACGAGCCAACTGTGATCGGCTGGGTCAAGGAAGCCCTAGGCGGTGACGAAAAAATTGCCGAGATCGAAGCTGCACTGCAAGCTCAAATCGACGAGCAGCGCAGCCCTAGCAAGGCTGCAGGTGTGCCATGGTAAAAGGGTGGCAGGTGGCCGGTCCTCACGCGGTGCCGGCCTCGCCGCAGCCTGCCACTGCGGATCGCCTAAACGCCTCAAAAGGGTTTAGGTGTCAAGCTTAGCAGGTAGCTAAGCTAATTGCATGATCGAGCTGATCGCTGCTATCGCCGGGGCGTCGATCTCCGTTGCCGCGATGGCCGCGATGGGCTTTAGCCGCCGCAATGATGAAGCGCGTGATGCGGTCATTCGGCTGACCAGCGCAGTGGAGCACATAGCCACCCAACTTGAAGTGCTCGGCAGCGACATCAAAGAAGACCGCAAGGAGACCTTTACGCGGCTGAATACGGTTGAGCAAAGGGTATCTAAGCTGGAAGCACAGCCGCGGACGCGTTAGCCATGGATCGCTTTGCTGACTACATTGCTTTGATAGTTGCCATTCACGGCGTTGCCTTGATTGTGGTTAACTTGACTCCTACACCCAAAGACAACGCAGCACTTGGCGCCACCGCTAAAGCAGCAGTCAAGATGTATAGAGCCATTGAGATCCTTGCTGGTGTGATCACTCCGTTTGTTAAGCGATGATCAAACTGACCGACCTATTCAAGTACTACAAACACGGCACGCCACATCAAATGGCAGCCGTGTCTGAATTAGAAGCTGAGCTATTAAAGGTTGCGCCTGAAGTCTTTAATAGGGATCAGCCGTGGTACAAGACCTGGCAGGCTGGCGGCAAGTTGCATAATTATGACCCAGCCATAAAACTCATTAAAGAGTTTGAGGGTGTGCATCTCAGCGCTTATCCAGATCCGCTGCACGGATGGGATGTGGCAACGATTGGCTACGGCACCACGCGCTACCCAGATAACCGCAAGGTGCAACGCGGCGACAAGATCACCGTGATTGATGCCGATCAGTTGCTGGCGCTTGAGGTGGAACGCATCGCAGCAAAACTGCGCAACAGCGTGCCGTTTTGGAATGAGATGACGGGCAACAAGCAATGCGCGTTGATCTCCTTCGCTTACAACCTTGGCGCCGGCTTCTACGGCAGCACTGGTTTTGAGACCATCAGCAAATGCCTTGTCGGCAAGGACTGGCAGGCAGTGCCAGCAGCAATGGAGTTGTACCGCAACCCAGGCAGTGCCGTAGAGGCAGGTTTGCTGCGTCGTCGCCGCGCAGAAGGCAGGCTATGGGCTGGTGAGCAGCAGCAGGATCCATCCAAGCTGTCACCCAATAGCGCATTTACAGCTCGCATTACGCCGCACGTGCAGCTTGGTGAGTTTGCGCTATTTCAAGAAGCACGGCGCTTTGACCATCAATATCAGCTCGACACGGCAGCAGAGCTAGCGGCATTCCTTGAGCGTGCACGCGTCAAGTTTGGCGGCAAGCCTGTGGTCATCACCAGCGGCTATCGCCCGCGTGCCATCAATGCAGCGGTAGGTGGCTCCAGCGGCAGCGAGCACCTATACGATGCGCCTGACGTCGGTGCTGTTGATTTCTATATCCGCGAGGTCAACATTAACCACGTGCAAGAGTGGTGCGATCGGAACTGGCCGTATTCACTCGGCTACGGCGCACCTAAAGGATTTGTGCATTTAGGAATGCGTCGCGGCAAGCCAAAGGTACGATGGGATTATTGAAGCCACTGCGTGGATCACTGCATTGATGGCGCAAACCTCATCCCGAAACGCAGTGCAAAACATAGATTCAGGCAGCAAATCTTTGATGCATGGCAGCATCAATGTGCCTACTGCGGAGATGCAGCTGACACGTTAGATCACGTCAAGCCACGCCATAAAGGCGGCGCTACTGTAACGACTAATCTTGTGCCAGCTTGCAGGCCATGTAATCGAAAGAAGGGCAGCGAAGAATGGCAGCAGTGGTTCAATCAGCAGGAAACTTATCTGCTAGATCGTGAGCTTGCTGTGCTGCATTGGATTCAAGCATCTGATGATAGAACACCCTAGCCTGCCATTCTTGCTGGTGATCTTTACACATTCCAGCTAGGCAGACCCTCCAGACGTTCCCGACCTTCTGTATTGTTGGCGCCAAGTGGGGTGCCTGCCAGCGGGTTGCCTATCAGCATACGAAGGCGGCTGATGCCGCGCCTTTGTATTTCGCACATGCGTGCACGTGACAGGCCCATGCGCTTTTCTAGGTCATTCCATGGCACTGGATTGCGACTGTTGCGTGCGTAGATGATTTCACGTGTGCGATCATCTAAATGTTCATCGCAGTAATCACGCACCGTTTCAAGCTGCCAATCGTATTCAACGTCGTATTGTCTTTTATCGGCAATGATGTCAAGAATGTTAGATGATTCATCTTGCGCAGGCTTATCAAGGCTTGTGACTCGATACGACTGCTGCAATGTGTCAGATATCACCTTAGGGGTCACATCAAGCACTGCAGCAAGCTCCGCCATGGTCGCTGTGCGTCCATGCTCTTGTGCAAATGCTTGCGCTGTCTTGTTCAGCTTGATCAGCATTTCATGCACGCCAAGCGGCAGCCTGATGATTGGGTCGTATTGAATCAATGCACGCCCGATGGATTGACGGATCCACCAGTAGGCGTAGGTGGAAAACTTGTAACCGCGGGTGTAGTCAAACAGCTCCACGGCGCGTGCAAGACCGATGTTGCCCTCTTGGATCAGATCCAGCATGTCAAGCGTTTGCGTGTTGCGCCTGCTGTACTTGCGTGCAACATGCACTACAAGCTGCAGGTTGGATTGCATGAACTTTTGCCGCGCGCGCTCACCGCTGCGTAGTTCGCGGCGTTCTTGTGTCGTTAAAGGTCTTTCAAGATCCTTTAATTCTCTCCACTTTGCGACGCGGCGGCCAAGTTGTATCTCTTGTTGCGGCGTGAGTAATGGATACCGCGCGATACTGTTTAAGTAGTCGCCAATAGCGTCAGACATGGAAAATCCGTTAGTGCATACAATGGAAGCACAATTCCACGGCGCTGCCAATGCTGCGCAGCTACGTGCGTTACATGCTGCAGCAGATTGGGGCGGACTGCTGGAATATGCGCTGTTGATAGCCGAGCAAGAAGCAAGCCAGCGGTCTCAAATCCACTGGCTTGCGCAAGAAGCGTCGGCAGCGTTGCGGACTGGCCTAGAGCAGTGGCACCTAGATGCCGCTGAAGAACTGCTTCGAGGCCGTCGTCGTGAGATCTGAGTTGTAATGGCCAGTGACGCTGTAGCTGGTCACCGGCTGCTGGCTCATGCGGAAGAACACCATCTGCCCGATCTTTAAGCCAGGCCAAAGCGGCAGCGGCAGGATCTGGCGTGAGTTCTTCAGTTCCAAGGTCAGCACGCTGTCATGCCAGCCGGGATCGGCGTAACCGGCGTGCAGATTTTCGTAGCCTTCACGTGCGCGGCTTGACTTAAGGAAGAACAGGCCGGCAATGTTTTCCGGCATGTTGAACACTTCAATCGTCTGCGCAAGGATGAATTGCCCTGGCTTGAGTTCGTACGGATTTTCCGCCGTGCGTCCTGCAATGCTGAGCGGCCGCATGTTGAGGTTTTCGGCAGACTCGATCATGATCGTGTCACCAAGCCGTAGGTCAAGGCTGGCAGGATTGATCAATGCCTCGTCGTAGTTCGGCACCATGCCGTCGGTGCACAGCGCTTTGATCTCGTAGTCGCAGAGGATTGTCATTGGTTGAGTGGGTAGTGATCTTGGCTACTGGGCTTCAAGCTCGGCGGCGATGGCGTACAAGTCATTCGCGTCAATGACTAACTCGTACCAGCCCTCGCCAGGGCAGTGAATCTCGTAGGCGAGTGTTTGAGCAGCAGTTCGCAGGGCGGCGGCGAGACCTCGGGGCTCATTGTCCGGTGGCAACTCTCTGTGGAACGCATCCAGCACCTCCTGCGCGGCGGGAGAAAGGGTGCGGTCAGTCATCGAGTTGCTCCAGGGCGCGGCGGATGGTGTCGGCAGCTCCTTCCTTGAGGTAGCCCCTGTCGAAACTGATGTGCAGCTCGTCCAGCGCCTGCTCCTTAAAGCTCGGCGGCTTCAGAGATGGGCGGCGGGCAGCACGGAGTGCGTTGATATATGGCTCCGGGGTTTCTTCCTCTAGCCACTCACAACACGCCTCCAGCTCTTGGTCGGCGCCCCATTGGGCGGCCTCAGCGGCCACGTGGCGCAACACCCACTCAGGCATGTGTAGGGAATATTTGTCTTCCCACTGCTGTACTAGCTCCGGCGGTGGGGTGATGGGATGTTGTTGTGTCATTCAAGCCAGCTCCATGCGATGCGTTGGCAGATGCGCCATGCGTGTTTTTTGTCAATGCCGTAGCGTTCTGCTAGTTGTCTGTAGCTGTTACCAGCAACACGCAACTGGCGCAGTTCACGTACGTGATCTTCTGTAAGAAACGCGGCGTAGTTTGCCTCGCCGCGCTTAAACGGATCACTCATCTACATGCAGCAGCAACCTGCGCATGTACCAGTCGGCTTTGCCGTAATCCTGATCGGCATTGCCCTTGTGCTCAGCGCGCCATAGGTATTTGATGACGTTGCCTTTGCAGTAAGCGCGAAAGCCGTCATCACCGAGAGCTGCCTTAATGGCCTGGATGCACTCAATGTCACCGTGCTTGTAATGCGGCGGATGGTTGACAAGATCACTCATCACCTAAAGCCTCTGCCATGTCGCGGCGGATCAGATCAGCAATGCGCTGTTGATGCAGACCGGTGTAGGTGCAGCAGGTTCGGCCGCTTTGCTCATACAGCCACTGCAAGTAGTCATCACGGCGCTGCTCAGTTTTGTGGTTGATCATCTTGCATCAGCTCCAGGAGATCAAGAATATGCGCGGCAAATGCCACGTGTGTCATCACTGCATGGGTGCCGGGAGGGCGCCCGTAGGACGCCTCCCACCACTCCTTGAATGCAATATCAAGTGTGGTTTCGTTCATCAGAACACAGGCTCCTCGCTGGTGGTTGCTGCGCCGCGTGGCATGAATTCAAAGCGCTGGATGCTGAGCACATGCTTGCTGCGCTTGGCGCCGGTTTCCTTGTCGTTCCACTCTTGCCGGCGTACGGCACCGGTCACAAGGATGCTGTCGCCTTTTTTGAGTTTATCAACGATCAGCTCAGCAGACTTGCCCCAGATCTCGCAGTCGATTGCGTTATTGATCCAGTTGCCGTCTTTGTCTTTACCCTCTTGGATGCCACCAGCGAAGTTGGCAACCATGGTGCCAGATTCAAAAGCACGCAGTTGCGGGTCGGTGATGATGCGAACGATGCCGGTTGCGTAGAGGCTCATGTCAGTTCAGTGGTGTGATGCCATTGGCTTCTTCAAAAGCCAAGACTTGTGCGAGGGAATAGCGGACGCGCGGCGTGCCTGCTGGCAAGCCAATGCGTGGCGCAGTGACGTAGGCAGGGCCAATACCGCGTGCACGTTGGTTTTTGATGGCAGCTGGCTTCAGGCCCCAACGTGCTGCCAGCTCATCAGTAGTGAGGAATGGTTCAGTCATCAGCGAAGGGATCCTCCGATGGCGTGTCGGATAGCACCGCTTCGCGCTCTACAGCAAGGCGCAGCAACTCATCGTTTTGCTCATCGCTGAGATCAGGCTTGCGCTTATCCATGCGCGCTACCACCTCCTGCAGCTTGTCCAGCGTGTCGGCCTTGGCAATCGCAGCCTTACCCGCTTGGAACAGCTTGGCATCGCCTGCTGGTAGCGCGGGCGCAGCGGTCACGGTCACCGGCTCCACCTCTGCCTGCTGCATCTCATCGGTGCTGTAGACACCAGACATGTCAGCAGGAAACGCCTTGCGCAGTGCCAATGCCTCAGAGCATTTGGCGATCATCGCGGCAGGCATCTTGGACCACAAGCCTTGGCCGGCGTTGTAGTCAGCAAAGCGTGCAACGCCAACAAATGGATGCTGGCTGCCCTTGCGATGGATGATGGTCTTGGCCGCGGCAGGTGGCTTGCTGCCAAGCCATACGTCAGCCCATACGCCGTCTTCACCACACCAGTAGGTTTCGCTGCCGTCAAGCTGACCGGTGCGCTCGGCAATGGCACGCAAGCCGTCGATGCCGGCTTGGATGGTCATCTTTCCAGCCCGCTTGATGGCGTATATCTGCTTGCTGAATGGATCCAGCCCAGTGCGCTGGCAGGCGTAGGCAAACAGGCGCAACTCGTCATTGCTGCAGCCAGGCGCAATGGTGGTTGAGATCAGCTGCGTTTGCTCTGGTGTCCAGAGCGTGAGAGTGGTGGTCATTGTGGTTCGCAAATAGAAGGCATTGGTGGGTAGTTAGGCTGTTTGAACATTTTCAACGGCAATCGCTGAACGTGATAGTTAAAAGCCTTAATTATGCAAGCAAATCTGTGTTGCTGAATACTGGCAACGCCTGGTGGCCGTGCGCCAGGGAACTGTAGATAATTCCGATAAGTTAACAAGGCGGAATCCTCGCACAAGTTTGCGCCAGTTCCAAGGCCTGACGCAAAACCCTCAAGCGTGCCCCAATCGTAGCCAGCAGTTTTTGCGAGAAGAATCAAAGCTAAAACGTTGGACGGAGTTGCAAACCTGCACCCTCTGTAGGCTTTGCCAACCAATAGCATAGGCAGCTCCCAGTCTGTCCATAGGTTGTAATAATCAAGTATTTCCGTATGGGAAACTTGAGCAACTTTGCCAACCCATACAAGGTTAGGATATTTTATATATCTAATGACAATGCCAATGGCTGCGCCAATGGTTGTGGCGTCGTTTTTGGTTGCGCCATTAACGCTAAGGACATCGCCACTAGTGCGGGCCGTGCCAATATCGCAAGCTATAAAAATAGAGGGATCGCAACCGGTCGTCAGCGCTATTTGAACAGACGCACCAGACCGGGCAATAGCAATCAAACGGTGCTGACCATCTACAAGATTGCCGTGCCAATCAAAAGCAATGCCTTGATGCGTAAGTTTCCATTCGTTATTCTGAATGGCCTTAATCAACTTGGCTACGGCTGTGTTTTTGACCGGGCGATTACTCTTGTTTTGGTTTTTTAGTATGTCTTGCGCCCATTCGGGCGTCATTGTAACTATTGAGGTTTCCATGGTCAGAAGTCATGTGATGTTAGTACGGACTCGTTGCGCAATGCCCATGAAGGCAGGCTGAGCGTTTGGCAGTGATCGCCGTAACCCGGCCACTCCTTGGTGGCTTGGCAGTCGGCAATCACGCGCATGTCGCGTTGCCGCAGCTCATCACCAGCAGCCATGGCCGCGGCGTCAAGCTCATAGACCGCAACCGCGTACGGGGCAGTCTTCTCAACGGCAATGAACACAAACCGCTCAGCACCGTGCAAGCCGGCTAGGTAGTGGCTCGCTTGCACATGGTAGCGGAAGGTAGCCACGCTACGGGCAAAGCCGGCAGGGCTGGCATCCGTGGTGGTCTTGAGATCCACCACCGTGGCACCGTCGTACCAGTCAGGGCGGCATTTGCAGCGCAGCCCAGTAGCAGCGTCATCCCACCAGAAGGACTGCTCAGCCTTGCCATGGGTAAGCAATGAGGCAGCAGCAGGATGCAGACGCACGCTGTCTGCCATGCAGTTGGCGGCCATCATGTCGCCAGCGGCAACCGCCTCAATGCCAGCAGCGGCCATGCGCTCTGCTTGCTCCTTGCCTGCCTTGGTATTGCGTGGGGCGCACACGCCGTAGCGGCCTGCTAGCTCCCCCGGTTCGAGCACTGCGCAATGCACCAGTGAGCCAAGCCGCATAGCGGCAGTCGGCTCGGGTGCGATGCGCTTGGGGTCGAGGTAGCGGCTCCAGTAGTGGTAGGGAGACTTGGCCACTGCGTGCAGGTGACTGGCGCTGACGGCAGGGTCAGCGTGGTACTGCTCGTTGCTGATGGTCATACCGCTGCCCCACTGCGCAGTTGGCGATGCATCCGGCTGGCGGTGCCATAGGTGGCGACCAGCTCGGGGAACGCATCCAGCAAACGGCGCTTGTTGCCGGGGTCGGCTTTCATGCCAGCGGCAGCTAGCGCTTGGAAGAATCCACCGCCGTGCTGGTAGGCGGTGGCGAATGTCCAGTAGATGTCTGCTTCAGTCATGGCTTGAGTTGCTCTTGGCAGGCGTGATGGCTGTAGGCGGGCTGCTGGCGGCCGGTGTCGTAGGCCATTGCCCAGACACCGAAGATGATTGCCAGCACGGCAAAGCGGTTCAGATTGTTCATGCCATCAGCGCCTTACGGACGCGATAGGTGGACAGGTTGAGGCGGTCGGCAATGCGCTTCTGGCTCAGGCCAGTGCGGCGCAGTACGCGGATGCGGCGGTCGTCAGAGGCGGTGAGCCAGTCGATCACGGCGACTACTACCAGCAGTGGCAGCAGCAGTTTCCAGATGATCAGCAGTGCGGTTGTGAGCATGGTTGGGGTCGCAATGTGTGGTTGCCGGATTGGGAGCGGCTCCGGCGGGCCGCGTGGGCTCAGTCGTCGAGCAGAGTCTGGTCAAACCACCAGCAGGTTTTGAGGAAGGCGTTGGTGCGGGCCTCCTCCGCAGCGCGCTCAGCGCGGTCACGCTCGCGGAGGCGGATTGCGCGAGCCAGCTGCTCGGCTTCGGTGAGGCGGGGTTGTTTCTTGGCCATGGTTCTCGGGGTGGGGTGCAGGACTGGTTGCCTGCTGTCCCCATATCCTACACCATGTGCAGCCGTGGTCAACCCTGCCTAGTAACGAATCGACACAATTGCTGTGCCATCTAGCGGCACGCCTAGGCGGTAGGCGGCGCCGCCGCTGAGATCCAGCGACCCGCAGTCGCAGCGGTCAGTGACGGGCACGGTGAGCAGGCGCCCGCGATGTTGCACCGTGACGCGCGTGCCGCATGGCAACCATGGATGGGCGGCCGACACGTCCCAGTGGCGGTAGGTGCCGCCGCAGTACGTGGTGCGCCCGTGATACCAGCCGTCGTAGACGGTGGCAGTCACCTGCCGGGCTTGAGCAGGCGACAGCAGCAGGATTGCTGCAGTAATCAGTGCACGCATGATGCTTGAGGTGATGAGGATCCGGGGCGCGCTATCCGGCTTATGGCCTAAATTCTTGCGCCCCCGAAGGGGCGGTGCCCTTAGAACCACTCCTCAAGCGCGGCCTGGGCGTTGCCCAGATCGTGCTCGATTGAGTCAGCCAGCGCGATGGCCTCTTGGGCCACCGTGAGCAGCTGCTCGGTGGAGCGGCTCCACGCCTCGAAGGCCGCGTCCACCTCAGCGATTAACGCTGCGGTTTCGGCCTCGCGGGCGAGGGCGTTGCGGGTGATGTCGTCCATGGGATCTCCGGTTGGTGGGTGAGCCCCCGGCGGGACTCATGGGTGCCGGGTGAAGGCCACCACCGGAGCGGGACGACTCCCGCGAGTATTCGGTTTTCAAGGATCAATGGTGTGCCGGGCCAACCGGCAGTGCAGCCTTACTTAGGGCGTGTTGGGCTCGTGGTGACGCGTCGTGTACCCGGTTCCGCGGAGGTTCGGTTTACCGAGGGATCCTCTCCCCTCGTGATACCACTGTACACCATGCACCGCCCTGATCAACCCTGTGCAACATCTCTTAACAATGTCTCCGCATCACTGACCGAGCGCGCCACGCCCGCAATGCCGCCAGCCGCCTGGACTGCATCCATCCACTGCTGCTGCTCAGGGCGCAGCCTGCCGGTTGCGGTCTTGACCTCTATGGATAGGAATACCGCCACGGTGCTGCCGACCATCTCGGGCGTAATGGTGACGCGCTTCCAGCCGATCAGGTCAGCGCTGCCCTTGCACAGGCCGAACTGAACCGGGCGGCCATTGGCATCACGCAGCGTGCCGGTGTTGTTGCGGAACAGGCGCGTGTCACCGTTGCTGCAGGCGATGCGGATCTCTTGCTGGATGGTTTGCTCAGATGCCATGCCTCTTAGCCAGTCGCGCCTGGTAGACACGTTCCGCCCATCCTCGCTTGTAGCCGCGTTGCTGCGCTAGCTCGCGGAGTGCATCCAGGTCGCGGGCTGAGGATTGCTCACGCCGCTTAGCCACTGCCATCTCCACCAACTCACCATCCACCTGCTGCAGCTCGCGGCGTTCCTGCGGCGCAAACACATGGCCGCACTCGCGGCATACCTGCGCAGCACTGGCGCTGGTGGCGAAGCACTGCGGGCAGACCTTGACCGATGGCGCTACCTCGCGGTCGCGTTTTTTGATGCCGTCTAGGGTCCAGTCTCGTGGTTCTAAGTGGTGTCCCATCCTGAGCGTGTTGCCGACATGATCGAGCACCACGGCGCGCTTGCCGGGTTGCGGGCGCAGACATCGGCCGATCATCTGTAGGTGGAGGCTGGTGGATGCCGTGGGGCGCAGCAGGATGCAGCCGCCGACGCTTGGCACGTCCACGCCTTCCCCGATCAGCGCGCAACTGGTGAGCACTTTGATTCGACCTATTGCCAGATCAGCCAATAGCTGCCTTCTATTGGCTGCATCCATGCTGCCGTCAATACTTGCAGCTGAGATGCCTGCTGACTGGAAGAGTGCTGCCACTGCCTCCGCGTGCGCCACTGAGCAGCAAAACGCGATCGCCGTCTGACCTGGCAGGTGCTTGCGGTAGTGGCCAAGGCAGTCGCCCATGATCGTGCCGACGCGCTGCTCAGCCTCCTTGGGGTCGAAATCACCCATCCGCTTACGCAAGCCGGTGCTATCGAATCCCGGCGGTGCCAGCACCTTGGCAGCCGCAAGGAATCCGGCATCTGTGAGCTGCTGTGCCGTTGGGCCTTGCACCATGGATTGATAGTGCTCGCCAAGGCCGCGGCCATCCGAGCGGATCGGTGTTGCGGTGACGCCGAGCAGCTTGGCGGCTGCAAAGTGCTGAACCACCTTGGCCCACGTGCCAGCCGTGGTGTGGTGTGCCTCATCCACCACTAGGAGCTGGAAGAAATCACGCGGCAGCAGGTGCAGCCGGCGAGCAACGGTTTGCACGCTGGCAATCTGCACGGCATGGCTGAGATCCATGCTGCGGCCAGCGCTGATACGGCCATGCGGCATGGGCATAGCGCGGCTGGCCTGATCCAGCAGCTCTTGCCGGTGCACAAGCACCAGCACGCGGTTGCCCTTGATGCTGGCTTGCTCTGCGATGTAGCTGAAGCACACTGTCTTGCCGCCGCCGGTCGGCAGCACCGCAAGCACAGATTTATGCCCTAGCTGATACTGCAGGCGGATGTCGTTGATCAGTTGTTGTTGGTAAGGGCGGAGGTTCATCATTGGATTCAATGACTTTCGTAATTCGGTTCATCTGGCAAATAACAACGCCGCCACATTGAAAGCCATCTGTGCATCATGTTGATCTTTGCTTCTGAGCAGTTTTGCGTCAACGATTGATTGCTCACACCAGCTCCCCCTGACGGTTGCTGGCCACCTCAACCAGGTTCTTGACCGCGCAGTTGAAATACGAAGGCTTCAGCTCAAAGCCGACAAATTGGCGCCCGGCTTGGATGCTGCAGTAACCCTCGCTGCCGATGCCGGCGAATGGGCTGAGCACCACGTCGCCAGGGTTGCTCCATAGCTGTAGGCCGCGGCGGATCACCTCAAGTTGCAGCGGGCAGATGTGACGCTCATCCTCATTGGCGCGTGCGCTGCGGTATTGCAGCGTGTCGGATGGGTTGATGTCCATCCACACCGGGCTGGCGTAACGCTGCCAGATGTTGATCGAGTCCTTAATCGGGTCGCCGCTTTTGGCTGGCGGGTTCTCACCAGCAAACTCCGTGAACGGGCCAGCCACCGGCTCTGGGTTGTCGCCCAGCTTGCGCACGGTCACGAGGTAGTCAGGGATGCCCTGGCGGCTGAGTGCTGAATCCTTACGCACTTGCTTATGCAGCAGGCCGATTGCCTTGGTGCGCTGCATTGCGGTGACGGGATCCTTCCAGATGCACACCTCGCTATGAAAGACAAAACCAGCAGCCTGGAAGATGCGCAGCATATCGCCGCGGAAATCCTTCACACCGATGAAACCATCGCGTTCTTTGCTGCTGGGCAGGTTCATGCAGTGGAAGCTGATCAACCGGCCAGGCATCATCACGCGATGCAGCTCGCTGGCAAGGAATCCAAAGTGATCAAAGAACTCCTGCTCAGTGCGGCTGTTGCCCATATCGCGGTCGCTGTTGCTGTAGGTGTAGAGCGACGCAAACGGCGGGCTGAAAATGCTGTAGTGGATGGAGTTACTGTCGAGCTGCTTGATGCTCTCCACGCAATCGCCCATATACATATCCCATCCATCACCGGACTTGTGCTCAGTGATGTGCGGCGCCACTTGGCGTTGGATCTTTTTGAGTTGCTCCATTGTTTGTTGCTTCATGATTTCAACCATTGATTGAGCCATTTGGATGCTGTCCGCTTCCTTGCGGCGGATGTTGTCGATCACGCGACCTTCAGCCACGTCGTAGATGATGTGAGCGTTGACGGGTTGCTCTTGCCCAAACCGCCAGCACCTACGGATGGCTTGATAAAAAGCCTCATAGCTGTGACTCAAGCCAACAAATGCGACGTTGTGGCAGCGCTGGAAGTTGAGGCCAAAGCCAAAGATGCTCGGCTTGCTGACCAGTACGCGAATCTTGCCGTCTTGGAAGTCAATGGCGGCCTGCCGCTTGTGGTCGTCGCTGTCGCTGCCTGACACCTCAACCGCGCCATCAATGGCAGCAGTAAGCGCCTTTGATTCATCGTTCAGGTCACACCAGATCAACCACTGCTCGGTGTTGCTGTTGGCGAGCTTGGCAGCGGCTGCAACGCGGAGGCTGAGTGATGCCTTGCGCACCTTGCGTTGATCGTTAAGCGTGCGGGCCTCCATGGCAAATAGCGCCATCTGGCCGTCATCACCTGCTGTTGCCTCGCGTGGTGTCTCGACCGTGCAGTCTTGGATCTGCAGTGCCGGCAGGATGAAGCTGCCATCGTCGTAGCCAAGGTCTGATGGCTTGCGGATCGTGACTGCCCAGCTGCAGACCCACTCCCAGAACTTGTCCCGCGCGTGACCCTTGAGCCGCCACTTAGCAGTGTCGCCGCCGTCATGCACAAAGAACATGGCCAGCATCTCAGTGCGGGTCATCACGCCGATGAACTCGGCATGGTTACCAAGCTCCATGTGGTCATTGGGTGCTGGCGTGGCGGAGCAGGCCAGGCGGAATGGAGTGAGGCTGAATGACTCGATGATCTGGTTGCGGATCTTGCCGGTGTATGCCTTGA